TACTTATAATCCACCAAAAGTGCATTATCAAGTAATCATGGCTACTGCACAAACTACTACTGGTTGGACTGCTGTCAAACTTAAAGTAGCTAGTGATGAAAATGGATATTATGTTGCAGCTTATCAAAATGGATATGGCTGGATAAATGTTCCTAAAGCTTATCTTCAGGAAATTCCTGATTATAGTCAATATAGTCAATATTATACCTATACAGCATTTGTAGGGTGTATGACTGTATTTATTTAATTTCAATATTTGTGCTAGGTGTTGAGAGTTCCTTATAACTTAAATAAGGGGTTGACGGCTACTAAATCCTAAAAGGGTCCAATCAATAGCACTTTAGAATTGGTATCGTAGTAAGAAACTTATTATTCTGTTTGGAGTAATTAACCAAAAGAATGATTTAACAGTTAGTTTCTAAAGTATAATGCTCTTTCAACTGTTAACTCGGGAGTATGGCGCAACTGGTAGACGCGTATGCTAATATAAGTAAGTTAAAGAAATTTTAAAAATCTAACTTCGATTTATTTGTAATATTACAATTTTTTATTATATTTGTACTATTAAATTTTAATAGTATGAGTAGTAAAAAATATAGTGATGAACAATTTATTGAAGCAGTTTCTCAATCAGTTTCTTATTCAGAGGTATGTAGAAGGCTAGGAATACTTCCTAAAGGTGGAAACTTAAAAACTGTTAGAGAAAAGATTGAAAAGTTAAATTTAGATAAAAGTCATTTTGTAGGTCAAAGATGGAATAAAGGAAAAACAGCTAAAGATAATCCATCTATACGAAGTAAAAATATTTCTGAAATATTAAAGAAAGATGGACCAAAGAATACTTCTAGTTATATACGTTTAAGACTAATAAAAGAAGGTATTAAAGAAGCTAAATGTGAATGTTGTGGTAGAACTGAATGGTTAAATTCTCCAATACCTTTGGAATTACATCACATAAATGGAGAACATTATGATAATAGATTAGAAAATCTTTTAATTTTATGTCCAAATTGTCATGCTTTGACTGATTCTCACAATAATATAGAACAATTAAATAAAGTTATTAATAATTATTTAACAAGTGATTCTAATATTCAAAAAGCTTTTTTAGAAGCAAAGCTTTTAAAAGAAAAGGAATTAAATGAAAAACAGAAAAATAAATCTGAAATTAAAAAAGAAAATAATTCTATAACTGAATCTAAAATATGTCCTATATGCGGTGAAAAATTCAATTTAAGAAATAAAACACAAAAATATTGTTCTCAAGAATGTTCTCATAAAGCAAATGGAAGTAAAAGACCAAATGTATTTGAATTAATAAATAAATTCAAAGAATTTAAATCTTTTGTACAAGTAGGGAAATTCTATGGAGTTACAGATAATGCAGTTAGAAAATGGTGTAAGTTATATAATCTCCCTATTAAATCAAAAGAACTTAAAGATTACATAGAAACAAATTTGACTTTTAATGAATAAATTATAAATATATTGCATAATGTTATGGGTTCGAATCCCATTATTCCCACAATATTTATTAATCTTTAAAAAATAGATAATTATAAAGAAAGAAGATCAAGAATTTGTAGAGTTAGTAGAAAATTTTTCTAATGGATTAGATCAATTTCATAGAGCTAATCCAATAACTCCAGAATTAAAAGTTGGATGCTTTTTATTAGCAACCTATGAGGATACTATGCAGACTGCAGTATGTTGTACTGGAGATCAATTGTATGTAATGCTCAGAGAGTATCTAACAAAAAGTCCAAGGTCTTTGGAAGTTGTTAAGCGAGTAGTCAAGGACGTACTCATTGGACAAATATTTGATGGCTTAGTTGATCCTGATTGTGAAGCATAATTAAGGATTTCCACTATCGTCTAATTTGGTAAGATGCTCATTCTGTGAGGAATTAGGGTTCGAGTCCCTATAGTGGAACAAATTTATTTACTTTAAAAAAGAATAATTATGATGGAGCTTAAAAAGGCTTTATTTGAAAAGCCTGCAAAAAAACAAAAGAAAGAGTTTAAAAACATCTTTGAAAAAGAAGCGTATAAACAAGAACATGAGACTACTAGTCACAATGGTTCTTTGAAATATGATACTTCTGGAAATATCTTTATTGATGATTTTGCTAATCTTAGCAGATATCTTGATCCTAGAGATATTAATGATGTTTTCGCAGATATGAATCTTCTTTGGAAAGAAGATGCTCTTACAGCTTTAAAGATTCAAGGCTATATTAGAGGTATTACTAGACAACCATATTTTAATGGCGAAAAGTTATCTACCTTTAGAGCACAAGGTTTGAAGAATGAAGCTAGATTAAGACTTCTTTGGATTGCTTTATATAAGACAAAGATTTACAAAAAGAATCTTCCAGTATTTATTGCTGAAGGATCTTGGAAGGATTTATTTATAATTCTTGAATTAATGTTATCTTATAAAGGATTAGGTGCTACTAAACATACAGCATGGCACTATACTTTAGATTTCATTATACAAGGATTAAAAGATCCAAAGCAATCTGAATTAGTTAAGAAGTTCCTTCCAACTATTCGTCCTATTAAAGAAGGTTTATCTCTACATAGACAATGTACGTCTTTTATAGGTAAACAAATAGCTGTAAAGCTTTTTGATGGTTGGGAAAAGTCTATTGCTTATAAAAAGTATAGACAATTAAAAGCTTCTGGTACAGCTCACACTTTCCAGCAATTGATTTCTAAAGGAGATTATCAAGGATTAACTGAAATCTTTGATAAAATTCCAGGAAAAGCATTAACTGCTTTAACTTCTGATCGTACATATTTGTATGATCAAGGAAGAAAATATATTGCTGCTTGTGGAGATAACTTTATATCTAGACATAATCTAGATAAACAGTACATTGATTGGATCAATAAGCAATCTACTGCTAAGTTTACTGGATATCCATTTGAACTCTTTAAAAATAGTTCAAAGCTTAATAAGTTCCAAAAGCTTACATTTAATAAGCAGTTTGAAACTTTATTAAATACAGCTAAACAAGATATGACTACTAAGTCTAACTTTATTTGTTGTATTGATACTTCAGGTTCTATGCAATCAGAAGTTCGAGGAACTAATATGACCTCTTTTGGAGTAGCTTTTGCTATGGGTTTATACTTTAGTGAACTACTTACTGGAAAGTTTGCTAATACTTTCTTAGAGTTTAATTCTTCAGTAAGAATTAGATCTTTTGAAGGAGATTCTTATGTAGATAAATATAATAATGCAGTTAATACTTATGACTATGTAGGTTCTACTAATTTCTTAGGAGTTGCAGAATTGTTTATAGATCTTAAGAAAAAAGGTTATTCTGAGAGTGATTTTCCTTCTGGAGTGATCTGTATTAGTGATGGGGAGTTTGATAGTTATGATAATAATAAATTATCTACTTTTAAACGTTTCAAACAAATACTAAGAGGTGGAGGTTTTTCTGATGAATTTGTGGATAATTTCACAATAGTTCTTTGGGATATTCCTAACGGATATTATTCTAAAGATAAGGAAAGACAGAAGTTTGAATCTTTTGCTGATGAGAAGAATTTCTTTTACATGGCAGGATTTGATGGTTCTGCAATGGCGTTCCTAACTGGAACTGAAAAGCAAACTGTTATTCCAAAAACTCCTGAGGAGTTATTTGATGCAGCAATGAATCAAGAACTATTACTTAAACTGACAATCTAATATTAAGTCCCATTTTAGAATTTAATTTCTAATTTGGGACTTTTTCTTTTTGATTTTAAAATTTAATGTAGTATATTTCGCTTTATAAAGAGAAACTATATATTAATTTTTAACGTTAAAAAGATGAGAGTTTTATTAAATTCTGGTGAAGTTAAATATTCACCAACAAACAAATTAGTCCCTAGATATTAGTCTGGAGGATAGATTCCAATGTATGGTGGCGGAGCTACTTTTATAAAATTATTAGATCATATTAAGCCAGCACAAAAATGGATAGCTGAAGTTATGCCAACAGTTACTGAAAAAGTTGGTAAAGTAACTGATTCAATTAAAGGTTTTGGTGAAAATATAGGTAAATATGCTACTAATATTACAGATAGATTTGGAGAAGCTAAGAATGCAGTAAAATCTGTAAATGTTCCTAAGTTTAATGTATCTGAAAATATAATTAAACAAGGAATAAAACAAAATCCAAAATATCGTGATGGTCTAGCTAGATTTAATAAGGCTAGAAAAGAAGCAACTAAATCTTTAGAAGAAGGTTAGGATGCTAGATAGGTTGCATCACAACATATTAAAGATGTTAATGCTAGATTAATGTCTTATGGAAAAGCTAGAGTAAATAGAAATATTAAAAATACTTTAGTAGGAACTGGTTTAGCTGCAGGAGCTGGAGGTCTTTATTATAATGATTTTGCAAATAATGATACAGGAGTTCAGCCAGCAGTTAGTAAGCCTCAACAACAACAAAAGAAGAATAATACAGGATATTCCTATAATAATGGATAGTTAAGTAGATTTAATTCTTTAACTGGAAAACAAGAAGTGTTTGATCCAAATTCATTATATAATTAGGGATATGTACAACATAGAAATGGAAGTATTTCAGATGCATCTGGAAAACTTATATCAAAAGCTACTGGATCTAAAGATGTATTTGCAGATAATGCACAAAGATATGGATTTAAATCTAGTGAAGAAGTAGCTAATGCTTAGCAAGCTATGGTAAATGCAGGAATTTTAAATCCAAATGATGTTGATGGTCTTTGGGGATAGAAGTCTATGAGAGCATATGAAATATTTAAACAACTTGGTGGTAAAAGAGTAAATAATCAATTTACTGGACCACAAATACAGGAAGTTAATTATGAATATGTTCCTTATTCTAGAAATGGTAGTAAATTAATAGCTAGAAGATAATGGCATTTACATATAATAGTTAGGAAAAACGATGGTATAATAATGGTCAACGTATAAGATTAGGAAATAGAATTAAAAATTCTGATGGAAGTTATCTATAGCTTAATAGTGATGGAACTTCTACTAAATTATATGATGATAAGACTAAGAGATTTACCAGAGGTGCTAATAATAAATTATTAGTAAATAGACAAGATATGGATAATATTAAGGCTTAGCATGTATTTCAAAATAATAAATGGAAGAATGATTCAGTAGCATCTGCTAATAGACCTTATATTTAGTCTAAACCACAAATATCTAAACCAACTAAACAAGTAACTACTGAAAAAATATATGATCCAAAAACTACGGATAATAATTTTGTACGTAATTTAAATTTAGCTAGCGATGACGCTAGAAATTTTATGTATAGAAATCCATTTACTAATAAAGGTGCAACTAGAGCTATGGGAGATGCTTCTAGATTTGTAAATCATATATTAGCTGGAACTGTTGGTGCTGCTCTTAATAAAGTACTTCCAGAAAGTTCTAAAGAATTTATTGGACAAGCTGGAAAAGCATTAGATCCATCTAAATTAGCTAATACTGCTGGTTATGCTATATAGACTGGATAGTGGCGTGCACCATGGGATTCTAATAATAAAGGATTTCATGATAGATCTATATTTAGCGATTAGTGGTTGGGTGATGATGAAGATAGACAAGATTTAACTGATTTTGGTAATGCTGTTACTTCTATAATTGGTTTAAAAGGAGCTGGTAGTGCAGCTAAAGGTGCAGTATCTGGAATTAGATCTGCTTCTAAAATTGGAGCACAAGCAGCTAAAGATGTAGTTACTTCTGGAATAAAAACAGCAGCAAAAAATACAGTAAAAAATATTTCACAAGCTAAGGATTTAGACTTTGTTCCAGTTCTTAGCAATATACGATCAGGGTCAAGAATGGCAAGAAATATAAAAAATACATTTAGTCCTATACGGACTACTTAGGCATTAGGTGCAAGAAAATATTTAGGAAATGTAGCTGCCCCAATGTGGCATTATACAATGGCTGCAGATCCTATGTCATTTATGTATGCAGGAAATCCTGTATCCATGAAGACATATAGTTTAGGATAGTATAAAAATGGAGGACAACTTATTCCTAAACATTAGTTAGGTAAAGTAATAAAACTTATTGAGAGAGTACCAGAATTAGCTAAGAAAGCTCCAGAAGTATTTGAGAGAGCTTCTGAAGCTGTTAAACCAGCAATTAGTTTTGGAGAAAGGGCATTTAATAAAGCTAAAAACTTTGTTAATGGTACAGCACAAGCTACTAAAGAATGGAATGCTTAGGCTGGAAAGAAAGCTTTAGTAAATAAGAATGGTAATTTCGATAATAGATTTTTATGGGTTAGATAGGCTGAACGTAAAGCATTACAAGCTGGAAGAAATGCTTTTAATGACTTCTCTAAAAATATTGCAGAAGCAGATAAAACATATCTTAATGCTAAATAGAGAAGTTACACACTTACGCCAGAAATGGAATAGGGGTTAAGTAATGCTAAATAGACAGCATATAATACTGTAAAAAATAATGCTATAGTTA